ATGGATGATCAAGCAACATTTGGCGCATATATTAAGGCTGCCCGCATTAAAGCCAAAGTTAGCCAGAGGGATTTGGCTGAACGTGCAGGCATTGATTTCACTTATCTCAGTAAGATTGAAAATGACCGAATGGCCCCGCCCTCCGAAGAAACGATTCGCAAGATAGCCAGCATACTAGGAGAAGAGCCGGAAAACCTGATCATCTTGGCAGACAAAATTCCCAGTAACTATAAGCAAGTGCTTCAAAGCAATCCTAAAGTCCCCATGCTTCTCAGAACATTGGGACAAAATCCTCTAACAGATGAAAAGTTTGACCGTCTGTTAAAACAGATTGAAGATTTTGACAAAGAGGATGAATAATGGCATTCATCCCCACCCCGACTATTGAAGCCAAAGCGCTAAAGTTATTAGAACAGTACGCGAACAACCAGCAATGGGACTTCTCGCTTCCCATACCTGTTGAACAGATTATTGAAACAGAGGTTGGATACACCATTGACTGTTTGGATATCGGCCCACCCCAAGTTCTAGGAGCCATTAGCCCTACTCAACAATTGATAATCTCAAACGAAAAGGCAGAAGCTCACTTTGCAAGGTATCCCGGAACGTATCAGTTTACTCTTGCTCATGAAATCGGACATTGGTCGTTGCATCTCGAAGGATTTGAGCAACCCAAGTTAGAAGGTGTTACTCCCTATGCCTTTATTTGCCGGGATGACCAAAAGCCTCAACCAGAAATCCAGGCTGATATGTTTGCAGCCTCCTTATTGATGCCTACCGAATTGATCCGGTCGGCGATTAATAGGCAAGACCCATTTGATGACGCCTTTCAAAGGGGACTTGCAGGCCAAGCAAAAGTAAGTCTTACAGCATTGCGATTCCGCCTTGCGAATCTTAAATACATTTATTACTGCAAAGAGCGACAACAATTCTTTCGCTCTGAAGCTCACGCCAGTGGGCAACAAAGCCTCTTTGCTTAATAAAAATTTATAAATAGTTGTAGTTGATACTCAACTCAAATATACTGAGGGGGTAATGTTTGGATGGAGGGTTGAGAGACCTTTCGGGGAGTAGGAGTCCGCATAAAAAAACGGGCTTGGCAGCCCGCAGTAAAAATTATGTTGTTATTAGTCTACCGCAAAGAGGTACATAAACAATGAGTGACAACAGAATCACCTGTATTAACAAAGACGAACGCAAAAACCCTTACGAACGCATCCAGTTTGTCGGACTTGGTGGGAATGACAAACATCCCCAGCAACAAATTGTTCGATGGATTGATAGTGGTCAGCATAGTTTTTATGTTGAGCGCGGTGGGAAACGGGCCAAAGTTATCACGGCAACTTCCCCCTACGGCAACCGCTACATTAAGACAGAGGCAGATGGCTCTGAGCCGAACAACCTCTTGTCACTACCGGAATGCGTAAACTAAAGAAAAAGAAGGGAGGGGAAACCCTCCCTTCTTTTTTGCACACTCACATCCAGGTATCGCTTTTGGGTTTGTGCCCTATCACATGCTCCATGAAGTTCTCCAGAGCATCCTTGAGACGGCGTTCTTTCTCGTCTGCAATGGCCATATCTACATCACGGGCCATCTGCTCCACCCAGTAGGCCACGGCCATTGCCAGAACATCCAGCCGGTCATATTCGGCCAGGGCACCTCGCTCCTTGGTAATCCGGGTCATCTGGTAGAACAACTGGTATCTGAGAGCCTGTTCTGAGGGGAGACTCTGGGTGGATTGGTAATCCTGATCAATCAAGCGTCGATCCACAACAAGCCGATGCTGGTTCATTACAGGTTCTAGGGTATCGATAATCCGCTTTTCCTTCTGAACGCTGTGCTTGACCTCTTCCATCGTGACTGGATGAATCTTAGCCATCACGGGCTTGAGAAGTTGCGTAAACATCCCGTCTCCGAAGTTACTCTCAACCAACACCCGGTTGACCTTCTGACGCTTGGCGATTTCCGCCAGCTTGCCCAGGGTTTCGTCAGTATAGCCGCCCAGAAAGCCGCCGGATTCCAGCAAGAACAAATAACCATGCAGGATTTTGACCACGACGTAGGCGGTCTCGGAGCTTCCCCGGCCAGACGGGTCAATGGCCATCACTGACCCGGTATAGGGAATCCACTGGCCCTGGATGGCCATTGGTCGGTGATACTTGTCCCCGCCCAGGCCCACGTTGGGTAACTCATTGATGATGAGTTCCGGTGAACTGGCCCAAATGATTTTTTCCGGGGCGAGTTCGGCATTGCAGTCTAGTACTGTCAGATCAGTGAGTTTCAGGGGATAACGCTCAGCATCGCTCAGTCTGGTATTGAGCATGAACTGTAACTGGAAGCCGGATCGCCCGTATGAGTTCTCCCGCTCCAGCAAATCAAAATCCGAAAATCGCTTGGGATCAGTCGGACTGCCCACCAGGGTTTCATCGGCTTCCAGTGCCTTGAGGATTTTTGGGGAGAGCTTGTCGCCGTAATACTTGATTAGATCCTTATCCGGATAGCGGGCAGGCCAGATCCGCAAGGTGTAGCCCCGCTCCGGCAGGATATTGTAAAGGCTCATCTCGGTTTGAGGCGTACCGAGATAAATGACAATGCCGTTAGGCTTCAGGATGGCGTCGAATTCCTTGACCGCTTCGGCCAGCTTTTCTCGCATCATCTGGGTGGCAGAGTTGTTAGGCACCTCCACGTCATCCACTACAATCAGATCAGCCCGTGAGCCTGCCAATTGCCCGGTAATCCCCACCGATTTGACTGAAGGAGCCAGATCCGCCGTGGCTGGGCCGACATCAAAGCTGACTTTCGAGTTTCGCTGATCGCCCCTGGGTTTGAGGTGCTCCAGTTCCGGCATGTCCATAATGAGGCGCATGGTAAAGGTGGTGAAGTTGTCGGCATGGAATTTGGAGGCCGAGACCACCAGAATCTTCAGTTGCGGGTTGAGGTATAGTGCCCAGCAGACAAAGGCGACGGTAATCCAGCTTTTTCCCACACCTCGGAAAGCCTCGATAATGGCCCGGCGTGGCCCCTTCTTTCGATAAATCCGTTGCAGCCAGTTGGCAATGTCATACTGGATGGGCGTTGGCTCAGGCAGCCCCAGGAACTTCCAGACAACAAACAAAAAGACCCGGAAGTCTGATAACGGGTCTCTGGCTGGTTTTTGCATTGATTTTAATATTCGTCACCAGGACTGTCGTCATCACCAAAATGCGGCAGCCTGTCCACTAAGGCTTCCAACGTGCTGGGCTTGGGATGCTTGGAGGCCATATCGTGATCCCGCAGGAATTGTCGGATGACTGCCCGGTCACTGGCCTTGACTTTGCCTGATCTGACCAAAGCCAATAAATCCGTCAGAAACAGATCGTAAAGCGCGTTCATCTGTTCTTCTTTCTTGGACTCCATTACTGGCCTCCCTTAAAAAAGCCCACGGCAGTGGCCACCACGCTGGCTACAACAGCCGATGCACCCAGAAACCAGGAATGGTGGTGCTCTAGTTTTCCGATGCGTTTATCGTGCTCGTTCAGTTCATTCGCCATCAGGGTTTGGTTAGAGAGAATCGCATCTACTTTTCCTTCCAACCGTCCCAGATGGAGGAACAAGTTATCATTCGGCATAGCGCCTCCTTATTCAGTTGGGATTAAAGCCAGCATTGCACTTCGATAAACTTCAAGCTCCGGGTCAAGTATGGGTTCTTTGATGGCCTCACGAGCTGCCTCATACAACCCCAGTTCTAAGGCTCTCTCCACCACACTGGATAGCTTTAATAATTCTTTTTGAACAGCCGGTGTAGCGATAGCTGTTTTCTCGAAAATAGCTTGTTGAAAAATACCTTGAATTTTTTGAAAGATGTCGGATGAATCCTGCTTGACGATCCAATCCTGGGTTAATTTGTCCCATAGACCGTTTTCAGGACGTGTAGGTGCTTCTGGATCATCTGGGTAACGTTTGTCCCCTGCGTAAATTTCTCCGGCTCTGTCAATCCAAAATAAATTCTCCATTTAATAATTCCTCTCAATCTCACAGCCAAAGCCCCACTTAGAGAGTGTTAATCCTGTGAGGACACCGGTATTTTTAATACCAATCGCGCCAATGTTTCCGTTTGCACCACACAAGAATGACATTTGGTTCCGGTTGTCTACGCAGTAAATCGTTCCATAGTTGCTGGTCGAGTAACCAACCATATCCCCAAAGATTCGATCTCCCAGGCTATATCCTTGCTCTGCCGAAACACATTCCCAGTAAGGTTTTAACGTAACACTTTTGGTGCCCATATTGTGACTTTTAACGATGTTCACCCCACCCAAGCCATTTAATCCACCAGGAATTCCGTGACTGACAAAGGCACGTCCGCCAATGGCATACGAGCGAACCGCCGCTATGCCACTGCCGTTTGTATCCGCTTCACCCAGGAAAACCCAACGTTTGGCCGTTTTTGTATTGGTGGGATTAATGGAATACATCTGAGCGCCCTGACGGTCGTACCAGGGCTTGTCCCGTTTCTCGGTTGTGTCGAAGGCAACACTTGGAACAGTAATTGAGGACTGGTGCCCGTACTTGTTGTAGGGCAAAATCCGCACCTCGTCCAAATAACCATCCATGTAATAAGAGTTTCCAGCAGAAAAAGCGTAACCAATGTATGTGCCGTTACCGCCTGCAAAAATAGAAGGTTTACCGGATGTGGTGACACACCGTGTCCCGTTGCCGTAGAAACTGTATTCACCGTTTGAATAAACCAATGCCCAATGAAAGAAATTAGTGGTGTTGGTAATCCAGTCGGTTGTCCCTCTATCCAATAGAATATTCCCGGAGTTGGTGCCATCCGAGGACAAGTTAATCCACATGCGCTGGTTGTCTTGCAAGATGCTCAGGCCATAGGCGCTGCCAATCGTTCCAACAACACCTCCAAAGGCCGCAGAGATTTGATTGGCTCGATACCATCCCTCAATCGTCCAGGCGTCATATTTCCCCACGTATGGCCCACTAATCTGACTGTAATTGGTTGAGGTTGATTCATTTCCGCCAGAGTTTCGGAGTGAATAACTGCCAAATTTAGAGGCACTATTAGTGAACTCTAATCCTCCCTGGTTCACAAAACTGATACTATTTCCAAAAGCATCAGTGCCGTTGTTTTCCATGTGCATCAATACATGGCGATTGTCCGGTGCGCCAAATTTGTCACTCGGTTCAGCCAATGAGTATCCGTAAGATCCAGTTTCCAAATCTCGATACAGAAAGACGGTTGAATTAGCAGGTAAGCCGGAAATCACGCCATCCGTTGTAATTCTTTCGACATAATTAATCGCGCCCTGAGAACCATACCCACCCGCAGCGGTCACAATTAAAGGTGCGCTATCCGCTTCCACATTGACGGATAATCCTGTACCCGCCGAAAGAAAATTGGGGACGCCATTGGCATCCACCGAAGCAGACATTATAACTTGCCGTTTGCCCATCGGTTCGGTTGATTCTGTCCACAGAACATCGGTTCCGTTAGTGGCCAGCATCTTATTGGCGTTACCGGTTTGAGTTGGCAGGAGGTTAGTTCGCGCTGCTTGTGCTGTAACAGCCCCCGTGCCGCCTTTATTGATTGCCAAGCCGTTGCCGGATGCGGAAATATTTTCAGGGTAAAGTGAACCCCACTGCAACCCAGTACAAGCCGTCCCGTTACCGGTTGCTTGCAAAAACAAAGTAGCCGCAAAGGTAGGGCCGGGCAATCGCGTGAAGGGAAATACTGGACCAACTCCACCCACAATCATGTCGTATTGGGCAGTCATTGGGTTGGCTGGAACGGAAGCCGCTGCATTGGCCGCATCCTGTGCGTATTTTTTGGCAGAATACTCAAACCCATCCACCGTACCGGTGGTCTTACTGGCCCAGTCTTCAGCCAGCAGGGCGGCATTTTCGGCATCGGTCGTCGAGTTTTCGGAAGCCGTCGCGGAAACCGCCGAACTTAAAGCAGAGGCGGCGGAAGCCGCAGCCGAGGATGCCGCACTGACTGCAAAGGGTTGAATCTGCCCCACGTTGGCCGCGTCTGTATCCAAGACACCAGGAGCCAGATTCTTGATCACCCGGTTGCCTGCATCGTATTGGTTGGTACTGTCGATGCCCAAGCGATTTGTCAGATCGTCCGTCACTTCTTGACTGATATAGAAGGCTTGTAGGGCGGAAAGATCCAAATCACTCTCTCCCAAGAGCGATCCATCCGCAAAATCTACAAGCCGGGTTGTGTTAGGCGTTACACGCCGGACTTCCACAATCGCACTGTTTGGAGGCATAGAGGACGTTTTGACCGTGGAGGAAGTGGGGAAGGTAACGCCACTATCCAGCACCCCATTCACTTTGATTTGCAGATGGCTGGTGCTGATGTAAGGAAAGGGAATATTGAACGTGTCCGTTACCCCATCCGCCGTGTACTGCACGAAGGATAGGGGCATTTAGTTTCCTCTATTGTCCGAATTGGAAGATGGGGGCGTATGTATCCGGGCTGGCCTCTTCGCCAGAAGAGCCAGTACCGTCTTGCAGAAACTGTTGTAAGTCCGCCTGGCTTTGAACTTTGGGAATAGTTTTCTTTATTTCCAGCACTCTGGCCAAGCCTTCCCCGTTGCCATTTTTATAGCCTTCCAGTAACAGTTGCTCCATTGCCGCATCGCGGTAGCGGGCAATTTCATTGCGGAGCATGAAGACCTTACCGCCTTGGCCCTGAAATTCATGGGAAGTGAAGGGATTGGAAGCGCCTTGGTAATCTGAAGAGTGAATCACTTCTTTCAGCGTATCGGTTAAGGTCTTACCTTCCATGTCTTCCCGGAAGTACAACAAACCCACTTCGCCCATTATTTCATTGAGGCGTTCATAGGCGGTTTTGCCGTCCTTATTTTTGAACTGGCTGAGAAAACGTCTGTCACGGGTTGAGACCGTATCGACCTGTCCACCCAGTTGGGAAAGTTTCTGGACTTCCACGTCAATTTCGTCCATATCGGATCGGGTGTATAAACTCAGAATCGGTGTTAATGATGGCTTTCCTCGGAAATCATATTGCACCGGCACGTTTTCAGATAAAAACGGTGTTCTATTTCGCATGGCATCGACAAAGGTTCGAGCATCCCGGTATAGCGGATCTTGCATCTCCCGAACAGCTTTGGAAATTGAAGGAACAAAGCTGCCAGAAAAATCGTTCGTAAACTTCTCTACCGAATCGAGATCGCCATACGCCATGCCGCCAATGAGATCCATTGTGTCAATCAAGCCGGTGAGATATTTCCGGCTAGTCAGGTTACTGGTAATGCTGCCCACCAGCTTGGAGTAGAACTCGGTGGCATCCCCACGGGCACCAGCTTGTTGAGCCTCCATGAAATCGGCCAGCACCGTGAAGTAGGTGGAATACGGTTCAAATCGACTCAATTCAAAATACTGGTAGCCGCCGGGAGAATTGGCATCCGGGAGTCGGATGGAATAGGGCTTCCAGCCTGCTTTCTTGAGCTGATCCCGGAGCTGGGGATTGGTTGGCCCGGAACCAGTGATAGTGCCTTGGGAGACCAATCCGGCAGCAGTTGCTAGAAACATGGAACCGGTCACCATTTCCCCAATCCGCCGGGCTTGGCGAATGCCCCCTGTTTTCAAATCCTCTCGAACAATCCGGTTGAGAACCGCATTCACGCCGGGTACATGATTGATCACATCTTCAATCAGGTTGACCGGCGTTCGGATAAAAGGCGAGATGTTCTGCATGGCAAAGCCCAGTACCCAGTCTGCTTCCGAGCCTTTCTTGAGCAGCAAGCCCACCTGTCCGAAAATCGTGTCATCCGTCATGGCTTTGGAAAAATTGGAATCAGTGGCATAGGCAAACACGCGCCGTCCGACTTCATCCTCTTTGATCAATGCCCCATTCTGGCTGAAGTATTTTTGAAAGCCATCTTCCACAAATTGACTCAGTTCCTTGCTCCCAGGAGCCAAGCCGTTATTCAGCCCTTGTTCGGTGAGTTCCGAATACAGCATTCCTCGACCATTGAGGTTTAAGAAAAACTCATCAGCCCCATTGAGGAGCGTGGTAGGAACATCAATCACCGCGCCCAACGTCCGCAGACCGGTACTCCAGATCATTGAAGTCAATTTACCGTAGTCGCCTTCATCAATGGCTTGCTGGATGCGCTCACTGCTGGCCTTTAAATCTTCTGGGGTCAAAAACTTCAAGGCATCCTGAGCATTAGTCACCACGTTTTCCGCTTTGTCCAACTCGGCAAAGACATCCAGTTGGGAAAACTCCCCACCCCGGAACACACCGCGCCGGTTCTTAATGGCTGATCCGGCCATTCGCCAACTATCGGCCATCGAAGCCCAGATGCCTCGGTATAAGCTCAAGCCCTGCCGGATGGATTGTTTGCCGGATTCCAGACCTTTGGCGGATTGAATCAAACCGCCCAGAATATATTCCGAAGGAGCCAAGCCGGTTTTGAGCATGTTGGAGGTGATATTCACCATCTGAGTGACCGGGCCGGAGAGCATCGCATTGACCCGGACTCTGGTAATGGTGTCCAATGCCAGTTGAAGCGTCTTGCTTCGAGCATACGTGTTCTTGGCGTTTTGGATAGCGTCAGCCAGTTCCTGAGCATCCATGCCGGGATTCTTGAGGATGCTTGCCGCATCCTTGGTAAATGAGCTTCTGATCTTCCGGGCATTCAGGCTTCGGCCTAATTCAGTCCCTACAAGGCTATCGGCGGGAACGATTCGGTACGCTGCTTCCTGAACTTGTTCCAGTTGCTGGATGGCATTGTCATCCAGATTTTTCACCAAGGGAGCCAGGCGCTCTGCTTCCCGTGCCAACGCATCCAGCACGTTAGACACCACCACGCCCCGAATACCCGCTTCACGGATGGTCTTGGCATCCTTTAACAGCATCTGGGTCAGACTACCCTTAGAAACATCCGTCACATCCGAGAGGTTTGAAATCGTATCACTGAATTGCTTTTCTGCTTCTTCGATGGTTTCAGGGTGACTTACCACCTTGTCCGTATCGCGCAGGGTATCCACCATGTGATCCACCAGAGCTTCAACAGAATCTGCACTCTGAAACGCTTCCGGGTCGATATACGGTTGGATGTTGATTTTGGTGGGATCACCGCCCTCTTCCAGAATCCGGTTGACCTCCTTGGCATACGCCACCACTTTCTCTTCGTTGAACGTGGGCTTCGGAACAATTTTCCCTTCGACTTTCATTTCCACTTTTCGAGGAAACAGTTTATCCAGTTCCGCATCAATCGACTCACTGTGCTTAGCCAACTCTTCGGCGGCCCCAGCGTCACCCTTGGCGCTTCGCAGCAAGCGGATATTTTTTAATTGTTTCAATGCCCGGAATAAGCCTTCAGTTGCCACCCCCAGACCCAAGCCTTCCACGACATTCTTGAATCGGCCTTCGGCTTCATTGTCATCTGGTTTGGCAGCGAGGTATTCATTGACCGGATTTTTCAATACCGGGTTTTCCTGGACAAGATTGGACAACCGCTGTTCATGGGCATCGAAGGAAAAGAAATCTGCCAAACCGCCTTGAACCGCCGCACGACCTACTTGCAAGAGTTTACTGCCCTTGTTGGCCCAGCCTGCCATCTTGAGAAATTTCCCGGCTCCGATAAAGCCCGTCACGAATCGGGCAATGGGTTCCAGAAACTTGCCGGTCGTTGTGGTGGCTTCATACGGCACATATTCCTTATCGGGCAAGTCGCCGCCAAAGCGATTGCTCACCCAATCCGCCGCACCGTAAAGCCCTTCAATGGTTTCCCCAACAGAATTCACCGCGCCCTTGCCAATGGCTTCCGGGACGCCAATGGTCACATCCAAGGCCGCTTTGCCGAGGTCAAATCCTTCTTCTTGTTGAGAATTGTCTGTTACTGAAACTTGTCCCTCCAGCGCGGCAGGGGGGATTTCTATTTCAGGCGTTTCAGCCGGTGCTTCCATAATCCCTTCTTCCGCAAGTATCGACTGGAGTTCAGGACTGAAGTTATCGGGCATTATCGTTTAACCCTCTTTTGTATGGCTTGGACAGCCTGTTGCTTGTGTTGCGGTGTCAAGGTAGAGCGATTAATTTCATCGATCATTCGTTTGGCTTGCTCAGGGTTCAGGTTGTTGGTTTGAGTTGTGTTTTGGGTGCTGTTCGGCTGGATTGCTCCGAACTGCTTGTCCAGTCGAGGAAACAACTTGTTCCAGATGTAGTCATTGAGTTCGTCCCGTGAAGGTGAAATATTTTTCTTTTCCTGCTCCCGTATCCAGGCATCAATGGAGCGTCTCACTTCGGTTTCCACTTGAATCCCTCGGCTTTTCACCCGTTCCGCCCGGTTTGAGGCAAAGCTGGAAAGTTTGAGTTTGTAGCGATCTACCGCATTCTGGACGGCAGTATCGGTCAATTCTTTTTTCAATTGGGAAAGCCCCGAATCCCGTAGTTGCCTGTCCCGATTGATATTTACCGTTTGACCATATTGCCGGTATTCATCGTCGGTAATATCGTTGTTGAGAAACGCCCGGTTGACCTTGCCAATATCCGTCCCGCCACCATACACATAATTACCCACATCCGCCGTACCGCCCCGTCCTTGAGGAATGGGATTTCTGCGCTGTTCTTGTAGCTTACGTTGAACTTGCAGGATTTCCAGGAATTCATCCGCCATCTGTTTTTCATTAAAGTCCTTGCGGTACTTGGACAAATCACTCCAAGGATCGCCATGCAAGGTATCAAAGATTTCTACTTGGGCTTTGCGGAGAAACTCTTTTCGGTTTCGTTCTTCCAGGGCATCTTCCCGCTGAACATCCGTGAATCGTTCGGTGTTAATGGCTCGCCGGGCATCATTGAGCTTGGCTTTGATATCGGCAATGTCACTGAGTTTGGCTTTGTCCCGCGTGGTAACGTACTTAGCCAAATCCAGAATTTTGGGATTCTTGGCTTCAGAGGCCACCGCAATAATGGAATCCGCCAGGATGGCATTCATCTCGGTGCCACTGCCCCCGGTCATTTGAATGGCCTTTTTGGCCTCGTTGGACAAGTCATCCGCCCATTGCTGATACAAGGCATCACGGTCTTTCTGGAAGAGTTCCAGTTTTTTGGTTCCATCCAGCGTGTCCATTTCTCCAATGGCTAGGGCACGATCCACCAGTGTGGTTTGCAAGGCTTCATGAAAAGCATTGAGCTTGGTGGTGGCCAGACTGCTGAAAGCGTTCTTGGCGTTTTCAATGACTTGCTTCTGTCGGTAATTGATATGCTCATTGAGAAGCGCCTGCCGGGTTTTCTGCGCTTGAGGCAGAAAGTCTTCGGCAAAGGCTCTTGCGTGGTATTTGCCCTGGATGCCTTCAAAGGCTTTGGTTAGACGTTCATCAAAAAATGTGTCAAAGTCTGCCGGGTTGTCACTGTCTCGTACCGGGTTTGTGGCCCATTCCGTTCGGACGGCCTGATCAAGCTCCAGCGCCTTTTGACTGAGTTGAGCCTTGTCGTAATAAATCCGAAGCCACGGGTTGGCGGATTGAAACAGTTGCAGTTGCCTAGAAATTTGCTCTTTCTCGTTGGGTAGCAAATTGGGATCATTGAGTTGCTTTCGCAGAGATTTAATCGAAGAACTCCAATCCGACTGGTTTTGCAGGGCCAGTTGCCCAGCCATCATTTCCGCTTCGGCTTTTTGCTTTTCGGTCAGTTGCTTATCCCGGTTGGCAATAAACCGATCCAGGCTCGGTTGAATTGATTGCAAGGATTCCGCCAGTTGCAGCAAGCTGTTGGTTTTCGGTGGCGGAGCGACCGGTTTTTCTTGTGGCCGGTAATAGGTATCGACAGGCCGGGCTTGCGGCTGCAAATCCTGGGGTTGAATCTCCCCAGTGATCTGGATTCTTTTAGCCATCGCTACCAGCCGTCCTTATACCGTTTGTACTTGTCGGAAAGGTCAGAACCACGGGCGGCCACATCAGTGACAATCTGAAGGGCCGTTCCCAACAGGTTGGGCCGGACAACCGGCTCAGGAATATACGGACGAATCGAGGCAATACGCCCTTGGGCTTCGGCCTGTAAGCCTTTCATGTCTTCCTGGGACTGAAACCGGGAGAAATCCCGGTTACGGCGGACACTTTCGTTAAAGACATCCTCTTGGCGGTAAAAATCCCGAAGCAAGTTATCGACTGACAGTCCTGACACACCGGCCTCCCCAGTGGCTACCCGTGTGGTGGCTCTGGCTTGGGCAGCGTCTAACCGGGTTTGTTGAATATCCTGGGACGCTTTCTCATCCTCCTGTTGTTGCCGTAGGTTTAGTTGCTGGGCCTGCCGGAGATAGCTTTCCTGGGCCAATCGGGCATTTTCCAGAATTTCTTGGTTCCGGGCCTGGGCCAGTTGCGCTTGATACGAGGCTTGCGCCGAAGCCTGCTGGGATTGACCGACGTATGAGGCAATGCCGGTAGCGGCGCTGGTGACAATCGCTAACCCACCCAGCGCCAGGGAAATCGTTGTCGGTTCACACATCGTTGGTTTTGATCCTCACAAATTCAAGGAAAGGACGTTGTTCAACACCTAAAGCCTCATGCCGGTTGATAAACGTAAAGCCGCACCACTGGAGCCAGCGGATATGAACCGTGTTTCGTTCATCCACCACATTCCAAAGCAGGTCATATCGCTGATGCATGGCTTCAATCCACTGGCGGGATTCCCTGGCGAACTGACGCCGATGCTTCAGGATTTTTGGGGAGCATAACATCCAGACCGCTCCGACGCGGGGCTGATTGCCCATCGAGACGGCTCCAAACATCCCCAAAAGAGAACCATCCTCATCCATCACGGTGGTGGGCAAGTCTGAGAACTGAACGCCGTGGCTTAAAGAGATGACTGGTTCATGACCACTCATTGCCCTTATTTCCGCTTCGTCTTCCGGTCTCAAGTCCTGGGAGAGGGCAATCGCCTCTTCCAAGGTTGCAGGCTTGAGGTAGGGCATCAGACTTTTTGGCTCCTCCGGTTGTAATAGGCTTCCCATTCCACGCTCAGGAGATGGCAAGGCAAGAACGTATCATTGATAATTTCAATGGACACTTGATCATTTTTGGACTGGACCAGGAACGTGAATTCTCCATCTGCCAAAGGAACGGAACCAATGGTATTGTTCCCGGCTCCCAAAATGGTGCCGGTGAATTTGTAGAGGAAAGTGTCCCTGAATTTCGGGGTAACGGCTACTGCAAAGAAACCGGTATCCTCAAACACCAGCGTCCAGGCCCGCATTTGAAGCCGTCCCGATACCAAGGCGGACTGGCTACCATTCTGCGAACTTTCCCGCAGGAATTGGTGACTGAAGGTATAGCGCAGTGCGTATTGCTGCCCGATGAAAACGTCCTCGGTGTCATATTTGCCTTGGACTTTGACCGTGCTACCGGTTTGTTCAATGACGGGGATGACCATCCCCTCTTTCATGCCAACCGTGCTATCTCTGGTAACAATCTGCATCACTCCAGATAGGGCGTAAGGCAGCGTCCAAGTGGTCTGATCCAGACCCGAATTGTAGGAAACGGAAACGCCGGAGCTATTGTTTTGAAGACGCCGATCCAGATGGGTCAAGTAGGTCGAATTCGTATCCACCTGCTTTGGAGCGACATTCATCTTTTCCAGATAAACCCCGTCCGGGCGCTGGGTGACAATATAGAGCAATGACTCGATAAAATCGATATTGAGAATACTGCAATCCTCTCCAAACGCCCACCGGCTCCAGGCCGATTGCAGCTTTTCATCCCCTCTCCAGTAGTATTTATAGGCATAAATCTCGTTAGGCGCATTCGGGCTGATGGTGCAGAGTAAATCCTCATTGGTAGTGACAGCCAGTTTGCTCACATCTTTTGGAATGTATTTGGGGATGTGGGCCGTAATGTCTGCCGCATCATTGGTTTGGTTCTGATCAGAGACAAAGTATTCCCGAACTTGGGTGAAATTTCCGTTGTTGACAACAAAGAAGACGTTCTTTCCCGCACCGACAGGCTTAGCAATGCGGGAGTTCTCAAAGACAGTTTTCTGAGTAATTGAAACTGTTTTGGATGAGAGAATATCGCCGCCCTTGAGAATAAACTGGGTTTGATCCGAAAAGAGCAGCAGATCCTCATCAAAGGCAATGGCATGGCGGAGAATGGAGACCTTATTACTGGATGCCGCCACATCCACCGGATCGCTATCGAGTAGCGTGGTGACCGTTTCCGGGAAGAATTCAAAGAACTCCCCGGCCCGGCTGAAGATGATGCTTTCATCGGACAAGAATCCCAACCGGTTCTTGAACAGGAAAATATCGTTGATGACACTCCCAACAAAGGACGGATCAGGTGCGGATTCTTCATCACCCACAATCCTCTTGCCCCAAGTGGCTTGCTTGAAAGTAAACGTCCCGTCCGATTCTCGGATCAAGGTATGCGGCATAGTCGCCGTATCAAGCTCCCAGTTGATATCCGGTTTGACCGTTTCAATCCAGACACCCGTGCCGAAGTTACTGCCGGTATCGCTAGGTTCAAAAATGACAAAGTAATTATCGAAACTGGAACTTTGATCGCCGGTAATTTCAATCACAAAATCTCTGGGAGCAACCGTCGGCAGATCGGTAAAGCGCTGGATCTTTTCCTTGGCCGATTTCAACGCATTCCCGGCATTGCTGTCCTCGGTATCCAAGGTAAAAGCACTCCCATCGTTTTTCTTGATTTCGATAGTGGATTGAACCCGTGTGACCGTCCAGCCCGCGCCCAGGTTGGTGGTAAGTTGAGTGGCAAGCTGGGTGGCAATGTAGTCCGTCTGAATATTGCTGGTGGCCGTGGTGTGGCTGGCTTTCTGAACCCCATCGACAAAGACTTTGTAATTACTGCTGGCATTGGCTTGTTTGACAAAGACCAGCCCGGCGCTACCATAGGTGGGAGACATGTTTGCCGTAAAGGCTACGGTTTGAGTGAGGTTCACCACAAAGGTATAGTCGGCAATGGTAACCGCTCGAAAGCTGGTATTGGGTGTGACAGCATTCAAGTAAGCCGTCCCGTCCGGGAAAGCCACCGTCTTTTCATTGCCGGACAAGTCGTAAACTTTCAGATCCTCGTCAGTGATGATGACGACATAGCGTTCGGTAGTGTCCCGGTTGATGGTATGGATAAAGGCGTTGCCGACCTGAAGGCTGTTCAGCTTTGCCACGAATTCCAGCGGCGGACGCTTCTTGAGTCCTTCCACTACCGAGGAGTATCCGTTGATCTGCTCTTCGCATTGAGACGGAAGGCGAATCGGGGCAGGTTGCTGAGAGACCCCGTTAATCAGGTTCGGGATCGAACCACTGACTAACGGCATGGTTTAAAACCTGTCCAATGGCCGGTAGGCATCATAATGGTCAAATATGGTGTAGTCGCCCGTATCGCCTTCAGCCTCTCTGAGATCGGTCAGGGCTTTTTTCTCGTCTTCCGCCGTAAAACCATGCAGCGTGTCTGAACCCACCATGCGATCCTGAAAAATCCGGGCTGCCCGAATCACAATAAATTGCCGGGCAATTTGGGGAATCTCGTCATAGGGCAAAAGGAAAATTACTTCCGCTTTTACGGTCTTATTAAATTTGAAGGTATGGTCTTCCCGGTTATAGAGGCGTAAGCCGCGCTGAACCACATCGAGTTCAGGATATTGATCCGCATCCACCCGAACCATATTGGCTGCCAACACGATTTCCTGGTTGATATCCGGCACCAGGGGATAATCCTTCTCACTGTTGAAGTGCCAGCCCACGCTTTGAACCTCCCGCGAAACCTGGCTCAAGATGGCTTTGGCCTGAATCACGTCCACAGTGGCCGCTCCGGTCAGCGTATTGATGGGTGCTTCCCCAATGACTGACAGCAGGACATTTACCGCTTCCAATTCCGTTAGAAGCGGCGGAGTCATACTCATGGATTCATCCTCTCCTTTTTAGGGGCTCTTCAGTTAAAATGAAGAAATCCCTATTTCAAGTAAGTAGTGCCGAAGGGGAAGCAGCTAATCGTGATCTTTTATTTATTTTTTGGAAAATCGAAAAATGGCTGATTTAACTGAAGAAGAAAGACAGCGAATCTACGAAGAAGAAAAAGCCCGGCATGAAGCTAGAAAGCGGCTTGAAGATGAAGATATGAAATCTAAAAAGCATAAAGGCAGGACAGGGTGTCTTGGCTTTATCGGCTTGGTTCTGGTTTTCCTGTTATCTCTTAGTGTTTGGCCTATCGGCATCCCTCTATTCTTTTGGTGGCGATACTCCGCTTTTAAAAAAAGAATGGGGGATATTGACCCCACCGAAAAAGAGAGACTTCTTAAGAATCAGAGAATCAAGTATTTTATTGTTGCTGGTGTCCTGGTTCTATTAATGCTTATAGGCTCAACAACAAACACTCCAAAGTTAGACAGCCCGAAAACTGCGTCTGGCAACTCAGAGACTTCGATTCAACCTGTGAAAACCCCTGTCGAACCTGAATATAAATGGGAATACAATTCTTATATGGACGATTTGTCTGGTAAAAATGTCTATCAGGCAATGGTTAAAAGCAATAACTCCCATTCATTTGGTTTCCCTTATCAAGGAGATACTTACGGGACACTCATTTTAAGAAAACATCCCAGATATGGGAAAGATATTATTTTTCAGATTGATAGAGGGCAAATCCTTTGTCATACTTACAGCGATTGCACAGTTACAATCCGTTTCGACGAGGGGAAGCCTATCACTCTAACGGGTAACCCTCCAGAGGATAACTCTACCACTAGCGTCTTTTTGCCTTACAGCCGTCTTTTCAACTCGATAAAAAAATCAAAGAAGATAGTAATAGGCGTTAATGTTTACCAAGAGGGCAATCCTTCATTTACTTTTGAGACGAAAAAATTGGACTGGGGGTCTTAATCCAGTTCCGTCAGAAGCAGCGGAGTCGTGGTCATCTAGTCACCTCAAAAAACAGGAGGCTACCGGAAAACCGGCAGCCTCCTAGTGGGAGCATCAGGGAGAGAGTGTTAGGCATCTGTTCGGGTAATGCCCATGAAGGCACCACTCATCAGAGCGTTTATGTTCGGGCCAGTGGCACCAGAGAGTGTTGCCCGGATCTTGGAACCGTTGTCCACGAAGATCCGGTAATTTCGCATTCCGGCTGCCGTGAATGTGTCCAAGGGGGCATAGTTGGTGCCATCCAGCGCCACCTCAATGGTGACCGTGCCACCACCAAAGGTTCCGTAGACGGCAATACCAAAGGCATTACCGTCTACCTTGGCGCTTAAGACAACCGGCGTACCGGAGCCGTTGGAGGCTTGAGCGGATAAGAGAGCAGTCGTCATTGTCAGTTCTCCTATGCTTTCGCCAGTTCAACGGCGCATTCGGGACGCAGGATACCGTGGCCAATCGCATATTTCGCCACCATCAGGGTGCCCTGACGGCGGATGTCATACGCCGATTCCACGGCCAGATCGAGGAGCTTCACCGTCCCGATGGCCGACTTGTGCATGACAAGGGCAATCGAATTGGAGAAGTCCCCGTGGTAGGTATTGTTGGTTCCGGCTTCCGCCGAAGCAATGTTGGTGTTGGGATAGTTGTTGGTCTTCACCAGCGTGACGTTGGAGACCTTCAGGATCTTCCCTTCCGCGTATACACCCATACCACCCCAGTCTTTGTTGTAGAGCTTGGTGTTCTGGGCAAGTAGCGAATAGTGCTTCGGTTTCAGGAAACAGTAACGGTCTTCTTCCGGGATATCCTTTTCATCCATCGCTTGCGCGGCAGCGAAAATCCCGGAGATCAGGGTTTCAGCATCGACATCAAAGTTGGCGTTGACCAACCGAGAGCCGCCGAAACCGCCGGTAACCGTTGAGGAGGCACGGGCAGCAAGGATACCGATTTGCAGCAATTGCTTGTCTGCTTTCCGGGCCAGTGCGCGGCCTTGTTCGGACGAGTAGATCGACCGGACATCGTAGTGGTTTTTGGCCTCATCGATGTTGGCGATGAAGGTATCCGAAGCCAGCAGGTCATCGATATTGATGATCCGCTCAGCGTGGACAACCTTCTGGGAGCCGGTCAACTCGTTACCCGGCGTGTGGTAGGCCGCATCGGTCTTCCAGGTTGCCGGGAACTGGGCCGATTTGCCGTGAGGAATGGTTCGCACGATGTGCTTGTCCATCATCACGTTGGTCTCTTCAAAGGCGGTCAAGACCTCCCCTGCGTAGACCTTGAGAAAGAGAGCATCCGTTGAACCAGCTTGGTTAATCTGGCCCAACCTTGAGGGGGTTGCGTTGGACATAGCCGTTGTTCTCCGTTATGGGTTGGGAACGTCGGCCACATCACCTGTTTCACTGTTCTCCGCCGGTTGTTCCCCGCAGGGAGCCAAGCAAGACAAAGGCCCTGTGAGAATTATTCACAGGGCCTTCTCGTGGCGGGTGGTGTGGTGGGTTAGCCCCCTAAAAAGGGGCACTGTTTAAAGGTTAAGTGGGTAAAAGATGATTTGAATAAATCAATGCGGAAGAAAAATCCTGATAATACCCGTTACTGCCAATTTTTTTCAGAATACCAATCCGCGTTAATTTATGATGAACACGCTCGTTAGCTTCTGATAAAAGAACTGTCACCCCTCTTTTTTGCAGATCGTCAATTACTTCATCCAACGTTTCAAGCCCTGTAATATCCATAAAAGGCACATGCCCTAAACGAATCAGAATGACTTTGGGGTCGGTATGGGTTGCAGCAAGTGCTTTTTCAAATTTTTCAACCGCCCCAAAGAAAAACGGACCTTGAATCGAGTAAATAACAAGCTCAGATGGAATTTGTTCAACAGCTTGCAACTGTAATTTCTTCGTAAGTCCTTGCCCATCAATGACCCTGACTTCAGACGTTGTGGTCATTCGTCCCAAGAAATGAAGCATTGCCAGGATCATGCCAATATTCACCGCTACAACCAAATCGATAAAGATGGTCAAGAAAAATGTCGTGAGCAAAATAAAGATATCCGCTTTTGGCGCATAGTTGATAATATGCTTAAAATGTCTTAATTCGCTCATATTGTAGGCAACAACAAAGAGGATGGCAGCCAGTGTACATAATGGAATGTTGACTGCTAACGGCGCAAGAAATACGACAATCAGGATGAGTGTGAGGCAATGAATGATTCCTGCCAATGGTGAATTTCCGCCGTAACGAATGTTTGTAGCCGTTCGAGCAATGGCACCGGTTGCGGCAAAGCCACCAAAATAGGGCGTAATGATATTGGCTAACCCCTGACCAATGAGTTCCTGATTAGAGTCATGCTTGGTCCCTGCCATGCCATCCGCAACGACTGCTGATAAAAGAGACTCAATAGACCCCAAAAGAGCAATGGTAAAAGCAGGGCCAATTAAGAGGATAATCTGGTTTAGTGTAATAGGCACCGCATGGAATTGCGGTAATCCTTGAGGAATACCCCCGAATTCGCTACCTATGGTTGCAACCCCTTGAAAGTGGAATGCGGCTGTCAATCCCGTACAAAAAATTAGCGCCAGCAATGGGCCAGGAATATGGCGAATCAGTGGAATACGAGACGACCCTATCAAAATGAATAAGCTCAACAGGGCAAGCAGCGTTGTCGCAAGGTGAAGCTCAGGGAAAACATGAATTAATTGTAAAATCTTTTCATGAAAATGTTCACCGCTCACTTTGGGTAATCCAAAGAATGATTGCCATTGACTCACCCAAATGAGCATGCCAATACCACTGGTGAAACCGACGATGACGGGTTCTGGAATAAATTTAATAAAGTTGCCAAACTTCATTAGCCCCAGAACGACAAGAATCACCCCTGCGATAACGGTGGCAATCTGAAGCCCTAAAACTCCATACTGTGAGACGATACCGGCTAAAATAACAATAAACGCACCGGTTGGCCCGGCAATTTGAAGACGACTTCCCCCAAGCGAAGAAACGATAAGACCCGCGATAATCGATGTATAGATGCCCTGTTCTGGTTTAAGTCCAGAGGCAATGGCAAAGGCCATACCCAAGGGTAAAGCAACAATACCGACAATGGCACCTGAAATAACGTTTTTAAGCCATAGGTCTCTTTTAAATAATCCTTGTTGCCAAGCTTCTTTGAGCGCAATCATAGTTGCCCTGTCAGCCGATAAACAAAACTAAAATAATATCTTTATTATACTCGTAGAAGGGCTTTCGGTGTTACAAGATGCTTGACTGGCCTAGCTTCTCGATAACATCCTGACGGTAAGCCGTAGCATCCCTCACAATTTATCTTTCAAGTTGTTTTGAGGCAGACGTTAAAGGGATTGCCCCTTGCTCCGTTAGGTGCAGCGTATCTTCTATCCGAACGCCGCCAATTCCAGGAACAGAGAGAACCGAATGTCCTGCCGTAATGGTCATACCTGCTTTTAATTCAACATTGCCGTCCATCGGGTGAATGGTCGGGGCCGGGGTTTCCTCAAACATCAGGCCGATGCTATGGCTAAATCCGAACACAAAATACTCACCAAACCCGTTGTCTTCATAGACCGCTTTGGCAATATCATCAATGGCCTTGTTCTTCATGCCGGGCTTCACCTGCTCAATCACCGTTTGCTGGGCTTTAAGGTAAGTGTCGTAAAGCCGTTTTTGATCATCGGTAGGTTGTCCGGCCACAAAGGTGCGGCACAGATTGGAGTGATATCCGTTATATTTTGGCGTAACATCAACCACCACCAGATCGCCGTCCTCAATGATCTTGTCGGAAGCCATCCCATGAAGCCAACTTGATCGGACGCCGGAGTTCACAAACACAGGTGCGGTCACCCCATGCCCACCGGCTTTTCGCATGGCGTACTCAATTTCAGCACCCACTTCATTTTCAGTAATCCCCGGTTTTAAAACATTCCTGGCTGTTTCCATACCAACATCCGCAATATGTGCCGCCTTTTTCATCAACTCAATTTCATCCGGGTCTTTGATCATCCGCAACTCGTCCATAACCGGAGCAATACTGGTGACTTGAATTTGCGGATTGGCTTTCTGAAACATATTCAGCAGGAAGGCAGGCGTGAAGAAACCCATCTGGACACCTACCGTCATTTTGCCTTCAACACCCGCTTTTTGAAAAAGCGCTCGCATGCTTTCCACCACGTCTTTAATCTGTTGCCCAACCGTGGCAAAGACTTTGACATTTTCTAACTGAAGTTGCTGGCGAACCTCTTCTTCTTCGCCCTGGAAAGTAATGATAATCGGGTCGCCTTGGGCAGGAATAATGGCACGGGGCTGGTAGCGATCCTCACCCATAAGATAGATGTAATCATCGTGCGTGAGAATCATATAGGCATCAATGTGATGCTCTCGCATTCGGGCTTGGACTTTGGATATTCTTTCTTTATTCAGCATGTTATTGACCTTTTAAGCAAAATTTAAATAGCAACAGCAAGCTCCCAGGGTCTAGGGTTATTAGCTTTAAAGCCATCCGTTTGATATCCGGCTGCTTCCAGTTCAGCTTTGTGTGCCTCCGGGGCATTGGCTGCTTCAATCATTATATTGGATACAGTCTCCATAGCCGCCTCCCAATTTTGCTTCATTTCTTCCGTCCATTCACCTTCCTGGGCCAAATGTTCACCTAAAACTGCAACAAAGTTCTCTTGAACGGCAGGATAATGGGCTGCTTCGGTTTTATACTTCAAATGACGAATCCCCATCGCATGGAGATAAGGAAGCATGACTTCTGGGTTTGTAACAGATGCGACAATGGCAGCCACAGAAGCCATTAACTTTGTATGTTGCTCTTCAGGCGGAGTGTTAAACAGAGGGCGGACACCGGGATATTTTTCAAACAAGCGTTCATAGAATCGAAGCCCTAAAGAACGGGTACCACCATTTTCCTTTTTGGCGCGTTGAAATGTTTCAGCAATCAGGGCAACATTGAGGGTCATTGGGATTCTCCTTGTTTAATAAACTATTCTGTTTTGAGGATATCCCAATGGTTCTGCCTATCCCTTGACTAAAGTCAAGCCTGATCTGTATCAGCCAACTTCAGTAGTCTTTTCCTGTCCAGGAGAGCAATCTTGTTACCTTTCACCTCAATAAGTCCTTCCTGAGAGAGCTTTTTAAATGTCCTGGACAGGGTTTCAGGAATGGTGCCCAATATGGCAGCAAGCGTCTTCTTATGAATGGTAATCACTGCTTTTTCAGGCGAATTCTCACTGACAGAAAGCAGGTATTTGGCTAACCGAGAATCCACCGTTCTAAGCGCTAAATCTTCAATCATCTCGCTGAATTTATGCAGGCGCTGGGCAAAGACACTAATGATACTTAAGGCAATATCCGGGTATTGTTTTACAAGCTTTCGGAAACCTTCCCCTTGAACCGCCAGTATTTCGGATGGGTTCATACACAACGAATTGGCAGGATATTTTGGAATACCACTAAAAACTGGTACTTCCGCGAACATATCCCCTGCCCCAAAGAGGTGCAGGATTACTTCCTTGCCTTCCGAGGAGATTTTATAAATCTGAACTGTGCCAGACAAAATAATGTAAAAGGCTTCAGCAGTTTCACCCTGACCAAAAATCATTTCTCCGGCATCATAATGACGGACGGAAGAAATGTCTGCCAATGCGCTTAACTGTTCAGGAGTCAGCAAACGGAAGTGAAACAACCGCTTCAGCTTGGCTTCTATAGTTTCTGTTGCTTGCATACCTTTATTTTAAGCGATTTTGATGACAAGGAAAACACAATCTGTTTCAGCAATAGCCCCATGAGGAGTCCCGGATGGCATCTCCAGCAGGCTTCCAGGGTGCATTGTAAATTCCTCATTGTTAGCCTGGAATTTTGCCTTACCCCGAAGCCAGACTACCGTGACATGTTGATCGGTCTTGTGGCATTTCAGTTCGGTTCCCACACCCAGTGTGACTTTTTTAAGCTGAGTATTCTCAAAATCACTCAACGCTTGAATAGAAGGTTTTCCTTCGGCAAACATTAAATTGTCGAATAAATTTTGATAGCGAGTTTCTTCTTGTAAAAGGGGTTTTGTCATGATCTGAATCTCCATGAATGACCTCTATCATTCACGATATCGGATTTATAAGCGCACTGCCTTGATTTAAGTCAAGCGTCTTTTTAGAAAATGCTTGATCGACCCAACTTCTCAATGACATCCTGACGATACGCAGGATCGCTTTTGTACTTGGGATCTTTCATTGCAGCAACCAGTTCCGCTGTGGAACGGAAGACAGCCGTAGCATCACCAGTCGCAACGCCCTTGACCAGTCTAGGTTCGCTGCCCTCGGAGATGGAATAGCGTGCCATCAGACCTTGGACACTCAGCTTGGCTTGTTCCAGGTTCCCACTGTTGACGCTGATATTGAACGCATTGACTTCATCGGCGGTTAGGTTTCTAGCGGCCCACTGGATCATCTCGGTATAGCCTTGCTGGCCACCAGCCAAGTCAAAGACTTCGCTTTGGTATTGGACAGCCAACGCCTCTTGTCCCCGGATGTAACCATCAACATACTCTCGGCTAACACCAGCCTTGGCCAGCTTTTCGTAGCTGTCTTCAGTCAGTTGGCCGGATTGTTCGTATTCCGCCGATAAGTCGGCCATATTCAGCCCGGCGCTTTCCACAATCTGGTTGACCGCATCGTTGGTTTGGTTTTCTGCGGCTTTTGTTGCTTCCGGTTTGGCAGCTTCCGTTTGAGTGCGTTGGGTGAACTGTTTTTCCAATTCACCGTAAGCTTTGGCCAAGTCTTCCGGTGAGTTGAATTTTTCCGGCAGCCAGGCCGGACGCTCTTCGGGTTTGGTTTCTAAAGTGACTTCCGTTGTGGCCGTTTCGATATCCGGGATCACCTCGACGGGTGCATCCGGCCCAGTAATGGGGCTTTTGATTTCAATGCGTTCCATATCGGTGCATCTCCTATTGGGTTAGAAATCTATTCTTTGGGTGCCGTCAGCCATCAGGGTCACAACCGGCTCTCGTTTCCGGTTGGACGCCAAGACCGCATTCGCTTCAGCAACCACGGTTCTCTGGATGGACTGGATCGTATCCGTTTCCAGAACGACTGATTGACCGGGTAAAGGGCCTGACGGGACGGTCTCATCCACCTCACTGGGCGGGTTCGCTTGGGGATTGTTTTGGAACATTGGATACTCCTTTCTGGACAACACCGCCAATCTGCCGGACAACTTCCGGCCCGAACTGGCTGAGCATGGCTTGCTGCTGAGCGGCTTGTTGGGCTGCCGCGATCTCTTCCTTGGTCTTAATCAAGCCTTTGGTATCAATGCCAATAGCCGTAGCTCTTCGGGCGATGTAGTCATCAAGATTCATGTATTGGGCCAGGATTTCCGGCCCCAGTGTGTTGGCCAGACCACCAATAAAGACATCCAGCTTGTTCAGGTCATGCCCCCGTCCCAGCGCCTCCAGGCCAGTGATAATCATCGGCTTAACCGAATCCCTGGGCAGGGACGGGAGCTTCTTGACCTTCTCCATCTGGTGGATTTTCCGGCGCACGTATGGCAACTGGAATTCCTGGGCCAGAATGGAATACAGCCCGCCTAGAGCATCCTCCAGTTCACGAGCCATAAAACGGACTTCTTCAGCAGTAACACGCTCGGCATTGCGCTGGATGGAAGAATTCAAGAGGAAGGCAAAGCTAAGCCTTTCCTCAATCCGCCCCATCTGCTCATAGGCAATGCGAAAGTCATTGAACTTTTGCAGTTGGAGCACGGTCACATCATCCGCGTTGCCTTCCCGAATTGCGCCGTTGGGTGATTCGGCCAGTGTCTTGGCACGGGTGGTGCCATTGGGATTAATCAAAAACAAGACTTTGGCGGCAGCGGCGGAGCCTTCTACAATGGCGCGGGACAAACCTTCCAGGGATTTCAGATCGCCCAGGTACTCCTCAACATAACCTCGCCCGTAATCTTCGCCATCAATACGGTTTCCACGAAGTGCAATAAAAGGGCATCGATCCAGTGGATACGTTCCCTTGGATTCAGGAATGACGATTCCCTTCACTTCCTGGGAAATCGTCCACTGTTTATCCGTTCGTTTGATCCAGGTGTAGAGATTAACGGTCTTTTCCGAACTATCCATTCGATCCGTAATCAACTTGCGAATATTTTCAGGCAAGGCCACTGGGGCCAAGGTTTCGTGAATAACGATTTCCAGAACATGTCCCATCGGGTCGCGCTGGACAACATAACGATCCAGATGAAAAACCCGCATCCCGTCATCACGGGACATGTCCATTAGGACGTTGCCTGCCACTAGCAAGTGCTTAAGAATTTCAAACACAGCTACCCGATCCGCTGAGGTTTCAATCTCGGTCATCACGGCTTGCTCAATACGAGACAGACCTGATTCCATTTCCGTTTTCATGGCCGGATCAGTATTCTGGAGTTGGGCCAGCGTGAAATCGTCAATCTTCAGGCGAAAGAATGGACTGTTCGGCGGAAGTAAAGCCAGCAGCAATTTAGAGGCAAGGTTATTAACGCCTCGCGCACCAACCCCTTGAAACGGGGTTTCCAGGCGCATCGTATCGGTTTGACCACTGGGCGGAAGCAAGCTGGGAATGGTCAGCTTGGAGACTTCTCTAGCCCGTTCCAAGTAAACGCTCCGTCTTGGCTCCAGTTCCTGGTAGCGGGCTTCCGCAGAGCCAACGGATAAATTGTTCATATCGGCTGGCCGTTAGTTTGGGATATTCAATCCGCTGGCTGAACCGGGAATGGAAAGATCAATACGCAAGCTTCGCGTCCCGGATGTGCGGGCTTTTTTCTCATCTTTGCGTTTACGATTGGCATCATTCAAAACAGGCGCTTCAGGCGTTGGTTCCGGCGGTGGAGGGGGCGGCGGTAACTCTGCCGGTTTTACCGGTTCAATCTTTGGAACCTTGGGTTTTGAAGTGCACATCAGAGTGGCCCCTCCAAAATGTTTTCGGTCTGTCGCTTATACATTTCATTGAGGAATCGAACGACCCGGCGTTCACCGGCTTTCAGCCAAACTTCCCGATCTGACCACTCCATCTCAGGGTATCGTTCCGGGTAGCGTTGGTTCAGTTCATCCAGGAGGGGCTTGGGAATCAGTGGAAAATTATTTTCTTGCATCGTTTGTCCTCCTACAGGGCAACCTAAATCAGAATCTGATACAAGTTGAAATAGGAAAACAAACCCCTCAAAGTAGATTGCAGTCGCATAAAGTATCATTTTTTGAAACTTTATGTGACCGAAATCCAGGCACTTAGTTTATGAATTTTAAAATTTGCGGCGAAAATCGCCGCAAACCTGCACACTCTTTAAACCCCTTCTATATGATTCCTTACCCATAGGTTATTCCGCAGCATCCATTTTCTCTCGTACTCTCCAGCCTGCTGGCCAGATGGATTGAGAAGGTGGTAGCTTGAAACTGAGAATTCCTGAAGCGGCTTTATAATCCACGGTTCAACACCCAGCCTTTCCAATGCCCAGCCAACGCGCTTGATCACAGCCCCTTTACCATACTGCAAAGCATATTCAACCAGCTTTTCCACATTCAAAGCCTGAAGGTTCTCCTCCAAGAGGCCCAACGTTTCACCCATTCCACCCAACAGTTTTGGCGCAACGAAGCCGTCCAGCATCGTCCTTTCCTTGTCAAAGATGGGAATACGGCAGTAGATGTCAATCCAAACTTCTTCGATGCCGAAGAAGTGTTCTGGCTTGACCGTAACGTACTCATACGAGACACCCTCAACTTCCCAAGTGTGGCGAGAACGTTTCTTCCCTCCTACTCGCATACTGGGAGTCACAAACTTTTTAGACGTTGTAGCTGTCACAATGAGGGGGATTTGCTCACTTAAACCGTGAAAATTCAAGGCGGACAGATGACTAATGGCAGATGACTCGACCAAACGAGAAGCAATAGCAAAGGGATGAACCATCGCGTTGCCGGGCAGTTCGCCGGTTGTGGCATATAGTCCGCCCCGAAGCCGGGTAATCCAGCCTGCTTTGGTCAATTTCATCAGGATTTGACGGGTATATTCCGTTGAAATATTCAGTTTTTCAGCTTCCTGAAGAGCTTCTCTTGTTGTGAAAACATAGGAGGAAGTCTGGGTGATGGCTTTTAAAAGCCTGATTCCCAAGGTGTTGGTATAGCCAGACGGTTCAAGAGAATGAGTCATCTATAAATATTACTACAAAAATTAGTCTTTTTATAACTTATGTAGTAAATATTATGCGTTTTGAAAGAATTCAGGGGGTTGAAAAAGAGTAGAGATATGCTATTCTTAAAATGTACCTCTTTTTAAAGGTACATTATGGAGGACTCAACGATGGCCCTGGCCAAGTTTACATCGACAACGGACGGTCATAACCAGCTATCCAGTCTGGTCAGCTTGGTTCGTGAACAAGGCATTGTTGTCTTCATTACTCATCACGGCTCTCCCAAATATGCTCTTTTACCTTTAGAAGCTTTGGAAACAGAAGAGCCTGAGCAAATTGTGGGGGTTCGAGACCTCACAAAGAGCTTCCACCAGTACCTGAAAAAGCTTGAAGACTGGCAAGAGCTTTATATTACCTCGCACAAAAAACCTGTAGCCCAACTTCTTCTAATCGAACCTGATGATGTTGATGATATGATCGTTGCTGCCAGCCGTCATTTCCAAGACGATGTAGATAAATACAGCACACCAGAAGCGGCCAACAAGTTAATGTCAGGTTCTGCACTTTTAAATGAACTCAAAGCCTTACGAAGTCAAGCTCGCCCCAAAGATTGAAAAATGGTTTCGCCAACTTGATCCAGAATTGGCACTCCATTTACTCGAGTTGCTTGTAGAAGGTGAGTTAAAAACAAACCCCTATCCTCGACCGGATCAACCTAAACTGATCAAGTCCCTTCGCGGCTTGAAAAAAACAAATCCAAAATGCTATAGGCTCAGGGTTTATCGTGATCAGAAAGCCGGGATCTATGACGAGTACCGCTTTTATTACACGATTACAACGCCCCATGTGGAGAAAACCGCTTGGAGTGGCTATGTCATCCTTCTGGAAATTAGTGGCCCTTCTGCTGAAGACAAAAAGTCGGCTGTTGAACGACTAAAAAAACTGAAGGGTATCAAGCTTGTTGAACTTCAAGAATTACTTGGCCTGCCAACATAGATAGCAGTCCGATTCCGTTGCGCTTCTCTATAGAGCAACCTAAATCAGAATCTGAAATAAGTTGCCCTGTAGGAAGAGACAAAAGCATGAAATATAGAAGTTTAATTTAGAGATAAGATAGCTTTTCCAGAACATGCTCTTGAGCTAAAGCAGAAACCGAAAGCGGTGAAGCCAGCAAGCATTTACGGAACAACACTTAGCGAAAATGATCAAAAAAAATAATTGGCAGAGATTTGTGAAAGCCTATATCGTATACTGAAACCCGCTCCGCCCCCCTATAGCCCCCATGTTCACTAGCAGACTAGAGAAACGCATTCCTAACAGGAGTGAGGGTTGATCCTTGAAAGCCATACTAGCATGGCTTATACAGACTTAATCGTTCCTAGCCTGAATAGAGAATTCCTCACTTTCTCCTCACTAACAGACTGAATATAGTCCTATAAAGCCTGAATCACCCTGCTTTTTTATTTCACTTGCCTTTGCCTTATCTATTGTTTGGCTAAATTTTGCCGTAAGCCTCTCCAGATAAGGGTTTTAGACGTTTAAAGATTAAAGAATAGTGGAATAATGCCGATAAAAGGCGGTAGTAAGCCTTATCAGGGAGTACCGATCCAATGATCAGAGATTTTTATATCTGTATCCCGTTTCTAGGTGAGTTTTACTTAGAGCGCCGATGTCCTTCCCGTGCTTCACCTTTTTGGGTAACGGCTCGACATAAAGGGCTTTGGTTGTTTTGTTTGGGTTCGCTATGTGGTGGCGTTTCATGTTCGCTTATTAAGAACCGGTGTTGAAAAACATTTTTCATGAGGGTTGACAAAACATTTTTTATCGGTTTTCATGAGTTTAACAAAGTTATAGACTTGAACAATGATAAGTCCAGAAATGGGCTTTTTGTTTCCTTAAGAATATAACAAAGTTAAATAGTTAAACTTTATGAAACAGGAGGAAATGTTATGACAACCAAACCAAAACGGGATCTCTATCAGGAGATCACAGACAAGATCGTGAATTCCCTTGAACAAGGCGTAAGCCCTTGGAAGTGTCCTTGGGATCAAGGCCGGTATGGTGGCCATGCGGGCTTGCCGCATAACGCCAAAATGAACCGGTGCTATAGCGGGATCAATGTGCCGATCCTTTGGATGACAAAAGAGGAACAAGGATACAGTTCCAACGGATGGCTAACCTACAAACAGGCTTCAGAAATGGGAGGAGTTGTTAAAAAAGGCGAAAAGGCCACCACGGTTGTTTACTGGAATTTTACCGATGTGGCCGATCCCAAAGATGGCAATCCAAACAATGTAAAACGCATCCCGTTTTTGAAGTGGTTTAACGTGTTCAACGTTGAACAATGCGAAGGGATCGAGATCCAAAAGCCGGATATTAAAACCCCTGAACAAGCATGGGAAGACATCCAGCGGATTGAAAGCATTGTTCAGGCTAACAATGTGGATCTACGGTTTGAATACAAGGGCGTTCGGGCTTGCTACGTTCCGGCTTTTGACTTTATCAGCATGCCAAGGAAGGAACGTTTCAAAACCAGTGGGGATTATTATTGCACCCTGTTTCATGAAATGACCCACTGGACAGGCCACAACTCCCGGCTTGAACGTGATTTCAAAGGACGTTTTGGGGATGAGTCTTACGCTTTTGAAGAACTCATAGCAGAGATGGGATCGGCTTTCCTGTTTGCCGATCTTGGCTTGGAAGGCAACGTTCAACACGATTCCTATATTGCCTCATGGTTGCGGGTTTTGAAAAACGACAAAAAGGCGATCTTCAAAGCCGCTACTGAAGCCAGCAAGGCGCATCAATTCATTCTCAAGGGAGCAGATGCCATCAGGCAACCGCAACCACTGGAGGAAGTGGCTTAGGCCACCTCCTCCCTTCAGTCTCGAATATCCGAGATTGAAGGGAGGGGAAACCCTCCAGTGTCAGTAAGAAAAAACAGGAGTAACACCATGAAAACAAAAGAACTGAAACAAGCAGTTAGTATCCTGAAAGCCGGTGCATGTCACCGGGTTATTCAACCCATTCTGGCCAACGTGGCTTTGAATGGCAAAATGGTCACAACCGATCTGGATTGCTGGACAATTGTTGAGATGCCAACCGGCATCAATACCACGGCCAGCATTTTTCAACTGGATAAATTGCTCAAGAACGTTAAAGCCGATGAGGTTACTTTTTCACAAGATGGCCACAATCTAAAAGTGGTTGCCGGTTCCCTGAAAACAACCTTAAACGGCATGCCGGTTGATGAGTATCCGGCCATCCCTTCCTTGGATGTGAAACATGCCTTGAGCCTAGACGGCAAACGGTTTCTATCGGCTATCAAAAAGCTGGCTTATAGCGTCGGGGATGAGAGTCAAAACATCTTAGCCGGGATATGCCTCAAGGTAAACCAAACCGGCTTGGAGATGGCATCCACCGATGGATCACGCCTTGGAAAATATACCGATCCGTCTATCACATCAGGCATACCCTTTGAAGCCGTCATTCCCGGACAATACCTTGCCGCATTCCACAAGAGCATGCAATCCCACAAAGAGGATCACACTATCCGGCTTGAAATTGCCCCTAATCTGGCATCCCTACGGATGGGCAAGGTTCACTTTATCATCCGTACCCTGGACGGGTTTTATCCGGTCTATAACCAGTTGATCCCAAACCCGGCGGATGCCAAGCACCGGTTCACGTTTGAGAAAGCGGATCTGGAAAAGGCGATTAACCAAATCAAGACATTTGCCAACCCTAGAACCAACGTGATCCGCTTCGAGTTTAAGCAAGGCACTCTTACTCTGAAAACCAATACACCGGATCTAGGGGAATCAGAGATTGCCTTGCCTTACCGGGCATCCTGTCAGGATGAGCCGCTATTAACCGCTTTCAATTACGCCTACATCCTGGATGCTCTCAAGGTGATTGAAAGCGATACGGTGCAACTGTCCATCAATGAACCGCTCCATCCAGCCATTCTGATCGGACAGGATGATCCGCATTACCTAGCCTTGGTTATGCCGGTTCAGGTGAAGTAGGGATTGTTCCTTCACCCAGGGCGTTTAGAGACGCCCTGCCGTGAGGGAACCCCCTCTTTATGATCGTTCAATAACCAATAGGAGTAACAACCATGCCTGTAACTTATGAAGCCGATATGTATTACCGCTTCAGTCCCTTTGCCAAAAACTGGATCGCAACCAGTGGGGTCATGAATTTTTGTGAGCGGCACCGATGCTTTTGGGTGTTGGATGCCGTGGCATCCTATATCCCAACCCTAGCCAAGCGTAAGGGTGTTGACTATTTCCTGATCGTGACGGTGGAGGTCAACCTGGAAGACAAGAGCGCCCTGTTTACTATCAAGCAAGAAATCCGGGACGCCCTAGCCGAAGGGGAGGAGATTTTAATCCGGCAAGCCATCGACCATACGGATCTGACTGAAAGTCTGAAATTCTGGGCCATCAATGAAAGTCCTGGAGACTATGACCCCAAAAACCAAACCGTGGTATTGCTCCCGGATGAGTATTAGACGATTCCTTCATTCAGGGAGCGGGCTTTCTACTTCCTGGCTTGATGGAATATCTCTCTTTATCAAGCAACTGGAAAGTGTTAAACTTTGTAATACAGTTAAACAAAGTTTGGGTTCCTGCCGCTATGTATAAACCTGAAATTTCCAAGATAATCCAGTGTTTTGAGGTTTTGGTCAAAGAATTGTCGCCAAAAATATCCTTGTTTGATACGCTGATTTTCTTGCATATCTGCTTAAAAGAGGAATTCCCCTTAACGGAACTGGGCAATGAACTGGGCCTGGACACCGTTGATACCTCTCGTAAGGTTAGCGCATTGGGGGATCGCCGTTTCGCTGGTGGCAAAGCCAATGAAGGCTATAACGTGGTGTATACGGAATCTGATACCGTCCATAGAGCCTATAAAAATGCCCTCCTGACAGCCAAAGGCAAGGAAATCCAGCAAGAATTGATCCGCATTCTCAAGAGCCAAGAGGCCGGGAAACTCTCCGGCAAGACCAAAAAATAACCAAAAAGCTACGTTTGCCGATCCCGGATTCTGGGAATAGACCTGATATAATATCAGTTTCTGATAAAGAGATGGAGACGTGCCCATGTCCGAACCGGAGATTCAAAAGCTGATCCAGTGCCTGGAAACCCTTTCCGGGGAAATCTCCCCGAAAATCTCACTGGAACAGGCTATCTTGTATCTCCTGGTTTGCACCAAGGAAGACTACCCCTTGACCCAGCTTGGGGAGCGGATGGATTGGAACGCTTTGAAAACTTCCCGGCAGGTCAACACGCTGGCCAGCGAACGCTATGACGGTAAGGAATACCATCAGGGGTATGAAGTGCTTTATACCCAGGAAGACCCGGAAAGCCGGATCTTTAAAAACGTATTCCTGACGCACAAGGGTAAAGAGCTTAAAGAGACGATTTTGGGTATTTTACGGGGAAAATCAGCCAAAAAAGGCTGAAATTCAATAAAATAAGCGTTTTAAGCCTGTAAACAGGTTTAAAACGCTTTCAGAACGGGTAAATCCCCGTTAGAGAGGTTATTCGGCGTCAAGCCGCTCTCTAACCGGGCTTTGCCCGTTTTTTGCTCCTTTCTGTGTCAGATTCTGATAACGATTCAGGTTCTGAAATAGGTTGCTCTATTGGGCACAAAAACGGCTTGCCCCGGTGACGGTTAGCAAACCCCCAAGAGACCAAGAAGGGAGCAACATCATGAAAGCACAATACGCAAACGCTAAAGAAGACCAGCAACTGAACCTGGAAAACGAGATGCTGGGCATGACGGTCACACGGTATCGAAACCAATTGGCCAAGGCGGCGGAAAACCAACTGGAAACCTCCACCAAAGCCGGGCTTCACTTGCTCAAGGGGGCCATTGACCCAACGGTAGAAGCCATCGAAGCCTATTACAAAACCATCAGCACCAACAAAGGCCCCAAGCCGATTGCCTATCGGTACATGAATCTCCTGGAACCGGAAGTGATCGCATTCCTGACGGCAAAGTCCCTCCTCAACAGCGTAACCCGGAGGCAAACCCTCACCCATGCCGCCTTCCATGTCGGTCAACTCATTGAAGACGAAGCCCGCTTCCGTTGCTATGACATCGAAAAGGCGGACTATTACAACGCGGTCTATAACCGGGTGAAGGTCAAATCCTCGTATGAATACAAGCGCACTGTCCTGGTGCATTCCATGAATAAAGCGGGTTTGGTGTGGGAAGCCTGGACAACGGCGGATAAAATCCAACTGGGAAAAACCCTCATCGATCTGTTCACCCAGGCCACGGGCTTAATTGAAATTATCGAAGTCCGAAGCGGCAAGAACAAGACCCGCTACTATATCACCGCCACGGCCAAAACACTGGCTTGGCTTGATATTGAAAATACCCGATGCGAACTGTTAGCGCCTATGTATTTTCCAATGGTGGTGGAACCTAAAGACTGGACGACACCTTTTGACGGCGGCTATACCGGCGCAATGGCAGGCCGGTTGCAACTGGTCAAAACATACAACAGCGCCTATCTTGATGAACTCCGAAACATCGAGATGCCGCTGGTGTATGAAGCCATCAACCGGATTCAGAAAACGGCATGGCGGATAAACCAACCTGTATTGGAAATCCTGGAAACCGTTTGGGAAGCCAATTATGCGATCGGTGATCTGCCACCCAGGGATGATCGGAAACCCCGCTCTTGTCCCTTTCCGCCGGAACTCAAACCCAAAGCCATGACGCTGGAACAACAAGCCATCTTCAAAGACTGGAAACGGGAAGCCGCCAGCATCTATGACGCGAATGTCATCAACCGATCCAAACGGTTGCTGGTAAGCAAAGTGATTTATCTGGCCAACAAATTCCGGGAAGAGTCTCGCCTGTACTTTCCACACTGTATGGATTTCCGGGGCCGCGTGTATGCCGTCCCTCACTTTCTCAATCCGCAAGGGCCGGATGTGGCAAAAGCCTTACTTACCTTTGCTGAAGGTAAACCCATCGGTAATGAAACAGCAGCCAAGTGGCTGGCCATTCACGGGGCTAATGTTTACGGCTATGACAAAGTAAGCCTGGAAGAACGGGTTCAGTACATCCACGGCATGAACCCTGTGATTCAGGCCATTGCCGAAAATCCGCTGGAACATACCGATTGGAAGCAAGCGGATAAACCCTGGCAATTTCTGGCTTTCTGTTTTGAATGGGCTGGATACTTGCAGGAAGGTTACGACTTTGTGTCTCACCTGCCGGTGGCGCTGGACGGTAGCTGTAACGGCTTGCAGCACTTTTCCGCCATGCTTCGGGATGAAACCGGCGGGCTGGCCGTCAACCTTATTCCGTCGGATCAACCCCAGGATATTTACCAGCGGGTGGCGGATGTCACGACTGAAAAACTGCATACGTTCTTGGAATATTCCCATCCGAAAAGAGACCTGGCTGAAGCCTGGTTGTCGCTGGGCATTACCCGAACCATCACCAAGCGTCCGGTTATGATCCTGCCATACGGTGGTACTCGGCATGCCTGCCGGCAATATATTGAAGATGAACTCCGCCAATTGCTGAAAGACCGGGACAACCCATTCCAACTCGGAGATCGGGATCGCATTTTTGAAGCCTCCGATTTTCTGGCCGGGATTGTCTGGGACAGTATTGGCGAAGTGGTGATAGCTGCCCGTCAGGTGATGGATTGGCTCCGCAAAGCAGCTTCCCTGGCAGCAAAAGAAGGCTTGCCGGTGAACTGGATGACCCCTTCCGGCTTTCCGGTTCAACAGGCTTACCGGGATGTCCGTTCCCGTCGGATCAAAACCAAGCTGGCCGGAAACCTGATCCGCAATGTTTTCCTCACCATCCAGGAACATCTGGACAGCATTGACAAGCGGCGTCAAGGCAACGGCATCAGCCCCAACTTTGTCCACTCGATGGACGCGGCGGCATTGCATTTGTATGTCAATCTGGCCAGCGAGTACGGTATTCATGCCTTCTCCCTGGTGCATGACAGTTACGGAACGCTGGCGGCGGATACGGAAGTCTCGGCCTGCTGCATCCGGGAGGTCTTTGTTCGGATGTACCAGGATGACATTTTGGCCAACTTCCGAATGGAACTGCTGGAATTGCTCTCGGAAAAGCATGCCCAGAAACTGCCGCCGGTGCCTCCCAAAGGCACCCTGGATCTGGCCTTGGTGAAGCAAAGCGCGTTTTTCTTCGCTTAACAATATCAGATTATGACTCTATATCAGGTTATGAAATAAGCGACGCCGGAAGGCGGAGCATTGCAAATAGGTTGCCCTATAGAGAGACAAAACCCCAGAAATGGAGGCCCATTATGCACTCACCGGTTATTAAAAACTGGCTGGAATTGCCGGATGAAATCCTGATTCCCTTGCAAGACATCGGAAACGAGCTTCTTGGACAGGAGCCGCAACTTCAGCCGCTCGCTGTTCCCTGTCTGTGGGATTTGCGGGTCAGGTAATAAGCCATGTCTGGCAAAAATCCGGCACCGAAACAGCGGTATTCGCAGATCACGACCCCGGTGGGTACGGCCCGGTATCCCTTCCTGCTTCGGCCACATACCCGGTTTGACCCGGACGGTGAATACCGGGTGACGTTGATCCTTCCCCAGGCAGAAGCCCAGGAGATGATCACCCTCATTGACGAGGCGCTAAAAGCTTCCCTGGAAAAGGCCATTGCGGAGAATCCGACCAAAGCGGAAAAGGTTCATCCTGCTAAGCCGCCCTATGCCACCGTGGTGAACGAGGCGGGAGAAGAAACAGGACTCGTTCAGTTCAACTTCAAAGCCAAGGCCAAAATCAAACCCCGCAACGGAGCGCAACCCTTTCACGTCAAGCTGGCCATTTTTGACGCCAAGGGGCAAACCGTCTCCGATGACTTGCGAATTGGCACCGGCACCCGAATGAAGGTTTGCGCTGAACTGGTGCCCTATTTTACAGACCTGGTTGGGGCAGGGGTCAAGCTCCGATTGAAGGCGGTTCAGATTGTGGATCTGGTGGAGTACCACGGCCCAACGGCTAGCCAGTTCGGCTTTGGTCTGGAAGACGGTTACGACAGCACCACGCCTTCTGATGAAGACGATGAGCCGGATGATTCGGACTTTTAACGAAAGGATCAAATTGCCATGCAACGACAACGTACCGACTTTATTGTGATTCATTGCTCGGCCACGCCTGCTGCAATGGATATCGGGGCCAAGGAAATCGACCGTTGGCATCGCGCCAAGGGCTGGTTCAAGATCGGCTATCACTTTGTCATCCGGCGTGACGGCAGTATTGAATATGGCCGGGAACTCTCCGAAGTCGGTGCCCATGCCTACGGCGTGAATGATCGAAGCATCGGCATTTGCATGGTAGGTGGCGTTGCTGAAGACGGCAAGACGGCTCAGAACAATTTCACCCAGGCGCAGTGGACATCTCTTGACAAACTGGTTTCGGAATTGGAACCACAGTTCCCACAAGCCAAGCTGGTAGGCCACCGGGATGTCACGCCAGGGCGAGATTGCCCTTGCTTTGACGTGGCTACTTGGAACAAAAGCCGGGTTCAGAATACGCCGGAAGTGATTGAAAAGACGGCGGCCCAACGCCCGCTGGTCTATTCGGTGTTGCGGGAAGGGGCCAAAGGGCCTTTGGTGAAAACCCTGCAAGCCAAACTGAATCGCTTTTCAAAGATTGATGTAGACGGCGTGTTCGGGCCTCAAACCCGAAGGGCTGTGGAATCTTTCCAGCAACACCACAAATTATTGGATGACGGCATTGTCGGCCCCCGAACGTGGACGACCTTGCTCCGGTATGACTAAGCCGAATTTTCAAAGCCCCCTCTGCGGGGCTTTTTTTATGGCCGTTTTGCAACAACGAGGGATATTGAATGAAAATTATCTTGCTTCACGGGATTGGTAATTACAATCCCGGATGGTCGGCTGAGATCAAAGCCGCCAAGATTCTGGGTGTGCCTGAAGAATCGATTATTGAATTCAATTATGAAGACTTGATGGAAGACAATTGGGTAAACAAAATCTTGGTAGCAGCCGCCCGTTTGGCGGCTTCCTACTATGCCACGCCAGCGGCTGGCTTTGCCGCCAATTACGTTCAGGATTATGCCGACGATATCCTGATGTATTTTGTGGTGCCGGGCATCCGTAAAAAGATTATGAACCGCTTTGCAGACACCTTGCAGCAAAACCCCGGAGCCGTGGTCATTGGCTTCAGCTTGGGTAGTATTGTGGCGTATGAAACCATTAAGAATTTTCCCAATGCCAGTGGAAAGCCCACTCTAATTACTATCGGCTCAGCCTTGGGTTCACCGCCTTTAGAAGCTTTGGTCAAGAAGTTTTTGAAAGTCCCGGATAAAGCCCGTCCCGCCGTGAAGGCTTGGTACAACCTTTACAGCACGGTGGATGTCCTGAGCGGGAAAGTCACCGGGCTGGGCTGCAATACCAAAGACCAGTTCAAGGTAAATGCCATGCACAACATGAGTACCTACCTCAAGCACGCCAAACGTTTGCTTCCGCAGGTTTTATAACCACACCGTTACTCCTAGCCTATTCCGCCTGGCAGTGGTTTCCCTTTCTGCTGCCGGGTGTTTTTTTATTTGATAACCATCAAAGTGTTTATATTATTCTGCCAATAATTCTGCAATGCGCTCAGGAGAAAAACGCCAAGATTCTGGAACTCTTTCAATACTACCTGCACCTGCTGCTCGTTGTCCCCAAACCTTTTCTATCCAGAGAGTGCTACTTCCAATGCCTCCTCTAGCTTGTTTTAAGCGTTCAGCAATTTCATAAGGTTTGGCAAGATACATAGGAGGTAGTTGCTCGAACGAGACTGTATGGAAATCAACAAGACAGAATATAAGCTGAGGATCTAGTTGCTGTTGCCATATATCAATCATGTCATGATAAGTTCGATCTGTTGTTTTATATTTTTGGCATAGTCCCCATCCATTGAGTTGTGTGCCTTTAACCGAAATTTTTAATAAGCGATTTCCTTTCCCTACTACTAGATCATATTCAGGCTGGTGAGCGCCATATTGCACACTCACATCAAAGCCTAGTCGAGAAAATTGACCAGCAGTTATAGCTTCGGCAGCTATTTCAATATTTCTTGAGGTTGCCATATCGCCACCCTATAAAAATCCAAAAGTTTTAGTTTAATTTTTTTAGTTGACGAATATCTTCGGTAATTTTATTTAATTCAATTCCAGCTTTAACTATTCGTTCATCATCCCAGACATTAGGTTCTGTCCAGTATTGGCCTTTCAGCATACAAAGATGAGAGAGTTCATCATCTATGCCATCAAGTGCAGCGGACGCTTTATGCCAATGCCTGGCAAGTTCATGCTGTGTATTTTTGTTACCGTTCCCGCTTCGGAGTTCGCTTACATAAATCTGAGTTTCACAAAGTGCATTATGCAAGGCATCAATTGCCTCTTTTCGTCTTTGCAAGTCTTGGGTTTTTCCGGCACGCAAAAATTCTAGCCAATTTCTGACTGGCCCTATCAATGTCATAAGTGAACTTAGACCATCCATACCCATATTTTACCAAAAGGAGGCTTCACCATGCCCAAGTCTTTTGGCTTTGGAGCATCGGAGAGCCGTCCTTACGTGGTTCATTTTTGCAAGAACAAAGCCTGTAACCGGGCTTTTCTCGATATAGACCGCCGGAACGCCAAAGAACCGCCTCGTTCCCGGTACTGCCAGGATTGCAAGCCGCAAGGGTTTGGAAAACGACAGAAAGCACCATCTTCCGGGGTGTGACATGCGCTATATCTTTGACATGGAGACGGACGGCTTCCTGGATGCCGTCAGCACTATCCACTGCCTCGTCTTTATGGATATCGACACCCAAACTCTGCACAGTTTCGGCCCGTTTCAAATCGAAGCGGGCCTTTCTCTTTTGCAGGAAGCGGATCTCATCATCGGCCACAACATCATCAAGTTTGACCTGCCGGTAATTCAGAAGCTCTATCCTTGCTTCCAGCCTAAAGGGACTATTCGGGACACCTTGGTAATGAGCCGTCTCATCTATTCCAACCTGAAAGATAGAGATTTTTCCTACCGCCACAAGCGCCCGGATTTTCCCAGCCAGATGATTGGCAAGCATGCTCTGGAAGCCTGGGGACACCGCCTGGATACCCATAAGGGCGCTTTCCGGGGGCCTTGGGAGCAATGGACTGAGGAGATGCAGCGCTACTGTGAGCAGGATGTGAGGGTTACAGCCCGACTCTGGGAAAAGCTGGAATCCAAACAATACAGCGAACAGGCCATCCAGCTTGAGCATGACTTTGCCCAGATTCTATTCAAGCAAGAGCAACACGGCTTTTGCTTTGATGTCTTCTCGGCAGAAGCCCTCTATGCCCAGCTTCGTCAACGCCGGGACGAGCTGACCCAGGAGTTGGCGCAATGCTTCCCGCCGTTGGAAGAGTATATTCCCTTTGTCCCGAAGACCAGTAATGCCAAATTCGGCTATCAAAAGGGCATTCTGACCAACAAGGTCAAGCGCATCGCCTTCAACCCCAACAGCCGGGATCAAATCGCCTTTCGGCTTCAGCTAAAACATGACTGGGTGCCCCGTGAGTACACCGAAGATGGGAAGCCCAAGATTGATGAAGCCATCCTGGATGCTCTAGATTGGCCGGAAGCCAAGTTGCTATCCGAATACCTGATGATCCAGAACCGGATTGCCCAATTGGCCGAAGGCCCGCAAGCCTGGCTGAAAAAGCAACAAAACGGTTGGGTTCATGGAGAAGTCATCACCAACGGGGCAGTAACAGGCCGTTGCACCCACAAGAATCCCAACATGGCCCAAGTTCCCGCCAAGGGGATTCCCTACGGAGAAGAGTGCCGAAGTCTGTTTACCGTGCCACCGGGATACAAACTGTTGGGCGTGGATGCCAGCAGCCTGGAGCTTCGTTGCTTGGGGCATTATCTGGCTCGCTTTGACAAAGGAACCTTTGTCAAAGAAGTGGCCGAGGGGGATATCCACTGGCGCAATGCCAAGAGCCTGGGACTGGTAGCCTCCAGCACGGTCTTTAACAAGAGTCTGCCCCATCACAACTGGGTGCGGAATATCGTGGCCAAGCGCTTCATCTATGCCTTTCTGTATGGGGCTGGCGATGCCCGCATCGGGGCCATTATGGGGAAGGGGGCCGATATCGGCAAGCGGCTCAAAACCAAATTCCTGAAAAAGACTCCGGCCCTTCGTCGCCTGAAGGAAGAGATTACCGAGAAAGTCCAGACCAAAGGCACCCTCAAGGGCCTGGATGGCCGCCTGCTGCATGTGCGCTCCCAACATGCAGCGCTCAACACCCTGCTGCAATCGGCAGGGGCTTTGGGGGTCAAGCAGGCCACGGTCTTCCTCTATGAGGAATTGACCAGCCGGGGCTATGTCTGGGGCCGGGATTGGGCGCAAGTGGCCCATATTCACGATGAGATTCAGTTACAAGTCAAAGAGGAGTTCGCGGATGAAATCGGAAAAATCGCCGTCCGGTGCTTCGAGCGGGCCGGGGAACACTTCGGCCTCCGGTGCCCCATCACCGGGGAATACCGCATCGGGCAAACCTGGGCGCAAACACACTGAAGACCGGAATTTCAAACGGCACCTGTTACGCGCCAAGCTAATCGCCGAAAAAGGTGGCATCTGCGAACGGTGCCAACGAAGCTTCCATCCCCAGGTCATGGTTTTCCATCACCGGAATAACGAAGACAAGCAATTGCCACTCAATGCCGCTGTCTTGACGGATATGTCCTGGAATAAAATTCTGGCCGAAGCCAAGCGTTGCCATCTGCTTTGCAGCAACTGCCACAAGGAAGTCCACGCCTACAAAGACCTTCGCTTCCTGGATATTCCAGAGGATGAAACGCAATTCCCATGAAGGAAGGACTCAAGTACGATAGTGGCAAGGTTCCCTTGGAACTACTGCCGGTCGAAGCGCTAACCGAGATTGCTAAAGTCCTGGCCTTTGGGGCTGAGAAATACGGACGCCACAACTGGCGCAAAGGCATGGCTTGGTCTCGGCTGATAGGAGCCATCCTCCGCCATCTGTTTGCTTGGATGCTTGGAGAAGACAAAGATCCAGAATCCGGTCTGAGCCACCTAGCCCATGCGGGGTGCGATATTTTGTTTTTGATGAGCTATGAACTCGCTGGCAGTGGGACTGATGACCGGTATTAGCAGAGGTAGATTACTCAACCTCTAGGCAGCTATCATCAAGCCCTAGTTCTCTTAAAGCTATTTTGGTTTCGCTAATCACCTGTTCTGAGATTCCATGTTCAGGAGCTACTTCCACGTCAATATTTAACTTGAGACCATTATCATTGGTTGCATATTTAGAAAGTACCTTCATATAGAAGTTTTGCCATTTCCTTGGAGGCACCTCACCAGTCCACCTGAGTTTTTTAATTTTTGATGTTTTCACAACCGGTTCAGGGTCTACAGGAGAATCAATAATAATCGGTGAAAGCGTTGGCTCTTCAGAAGGAAGAAGTATTACAGGCGATTCTTCCTCCTGTTCTGGCTTGGTAATATTTGTCTTATATTCTAAGGCGTCTTTTTTAGAAATAATAAAAAATTCATCGGAAATCTCTATGTCAGAAACATTCAGAAACTCTCCAAAAATAAACGGGTTATATTCATCGTTAGGAGATTTGCCGACATACGCAAAGAACTGGTTTGACACCCCTTTAGAGATGGTTTCCTTCAATGCCTCCTGGTTAATTAACCTTGGAAATAAAGGTGAAGCATAAAACGCATCCCTAATACTTCTGGTGCTCCATTCTTTGAAAGCCGGTGCCCAATTGTTAGCCAGGGTATTGGGACTTATTGATCTAGAAATAATATCCTTATTCTCAAGATAATTAACAAATAAGGCGATTAGGGATGATGCTGCACTGGAATGGGTTAGACCGAGATCAATGACATCTAATCCATTGGATTTATTTAGAAGTACAAGAATTTTGTATGAGCGCCAAATGGCCTCTTCAAGATCCATTTTTGATTTTGCGAGATTCTTTTTAAGTTCGTTTCTTTCGCTATCATCAAACTTACTATGTTCCTCCTCGGTTTGAATCGTTTCCCAAGCAAGAATTTTACGGACTTCCTCTCGCATTAGGGAGGAATCGTCACAACAAGTCCAAATTAAAGCGCTCTTATATGTTCTTGCCGAAGTTCCACATTCTTTAGTCACGGCTTCTATGAATTGCAAAACTCTATCTCGATCTGATATTGGGTATTCAGCCGAAAGAACAACTAATGTAAGGGCTGGTTGATCGGGTACGTCTGTTGTTTTAGAAGGGAAATAATATTTTTTAAGAGTGCCATTTCCTTTGTTAAATATCTTTTGAATTTCCGACTTCATACGCTCATCAATAGAAGCCGAAGGTATGTTGGCCAGCCGATCCGAGAGCACTTTAATTAGATTCGGTTTAACGCCAAAGCGGTATCCACTCCCGGTAGGAGATGGGGATAAATAGTGACAGTTGGTACGAAGTGAATCTAGAACAGATTCAATATTGCCAATATCTAAATCCGGTTCAGACACTGCCAGTCGTATTTCTGGCAAGGTTGTATAGGCATGATCTTTTTCCTGACCACCGTTAGACTCAAAAAAGATAGTTGTAGCAATTTTCCTATGCAGGCGACGTTTTTTAATTTCATCCGTTGCTTCAGCATCAAGCTTTACAGCGAACGACTTGTTATCACCACAAATATCAGTACGAATAGTGGCATCTAAACGATTCTCATTTAACTGCTCACAAATTGCCGCCCTAAAGATTTGATCATCCAAGGGTGCAGAACCTAGGCTTATAAGCGGATCTTTATGGTTCTTTTTAAATCCTTCCCGATAGGCATTGGAAACCCATAAAGCTAAAAGGCGTAATATACCCCGTGTTTGCTGGAATCGTGGTAAAGTCTGCCATTTTCTTTCAAAAACCGAGAAAACTGATGGATGAAAAGGATATGTAGCTTTAAACTCAGCCAAAGCAGAATCTACAGGAAACCAATCTGGCAATTGGTTTCTATGAGCTAGCACCCAGTCAGCATAATCAGAACACACTGAACTAGCATCTAATGATAACCCTCCCCACTCAAACAAACGTCTACGAATAATCTCCGCTGTCTCATTTTCCGTAGACATCGTAACGGGTCGGCCAAGCCGTTCAAGAAGCTTTTTAAAGCGAGTATAGTCAGAATGATCGTCATCTGACATTTCCGTCATTTCGGACGCCGGGATAGACACGGCTAAAACAATGTTTGCCTGGCTTCTGGAAAATTCGGATAAGTTCTGAATGAATGTATAAAGCTGAGAAGATAAGCCGTTTTTTCTATTACGGGTGACGTAATTCATCAACTCATCGATTAGAATCAAGCATGGCTTGTCTTTCGGCATAAATGCCCGAATAACATCTCCGGCTGGAGCAGTTAGGCTTTCCTCATGCTCTTTAACATGGGCAAATGCCTCTGGGCCTCCGAGTTGAAAAGCAATTTCCCCCCAGGGAGTCTTACGGAGGGGAGTGCCATCATCACCACCTCGGCCTTTAATTGAATCGAACTCTGTACCTACAAAAACAGCAACATTGGCTTTGGGTACTGATCGGACTCCTGACTCATCAAGAAGGCTTTTGATTCCCTTCCAATTAGAAGCGGATGGGCCTCCATGAGCCAAATGATATAACATTGTTAAAGCATGGGTTTTCCCACCCCCAAAATTGGTTGTGAGGTCAAAGATTGCATTTGTTTCTGTTTGGATACCAGATAACCTTTTAATGGTTTGAGTACCCAAATATTTGAGTGTGCCGGTTAGAAATGTACGCTCGAAGAACCGGTGAGGATCTTTATAGTCATCAGGGGCAGTGCCGTGCCTAACATGATCGAGATTTACCGCAAACTCAGAAGCGTCGAGAGGCTTTCCTTCTCTCAAGTCCTCTCTAGGAGTAACCAGTTTATACCAAGGCTTCAGTGCCAT